ATTTTTGAAGCTCGGCAGTGCTTCCTACAAAAAGATTATTATTAATAGTTCTTGGTCCCGCCTCATCATTCTCTATTTCTTTTCTTTTTTTAGATAATTCAAGAAGCTCTTTATTAGCTACAGTTAAAGAATTTATAATTGTTGCTATAACTTCATAACTTCTAGGATGCTGGGACATACTTGCAACATCCATAATACCATCCAAAGCTTCATTGCCTTTCATAATAATATTATGAAGATTTGATCTTGAAAATTCAAAATCATCTCCTACAGTAGATTGTAAGCTGCTAGAAGTATGTATAGGTGCAAGATCTAAAGCAACATCAATAGGATTAGTATTCATACAGAAGACTTAGTTATAATGTAACCATAATTACTATTAGATGATATTAATGATCTATCTATAGTTAGTTGAGAGTTAGTTGTTGGCTGACCGTTAGCTAACAGACCTGGAATAATTGTTATATTTTCGTCTGGTTCAGAGGTAATATCTAGGGAAGTGTAAAAGTTAACGTTAGCAAGAGTTATAACTTCAGACTTCTTAACTGGTCCAAACACGTAACCTTTCATACTAAAATCTAACGTCCAGATAAGAGCTCTTCTATCAACATACTGTCCGTCATACGTGTCTTGTGATGATACGCTTGTTAATACTGTTGGTATGTCGAGTATTACGTCAAGTTCGGGTATTACTTTTACTGTAGTTGTCCATTCAGGGGTAAAATATGGTAGTATTTGTTCCAGAATTCTTGTTCCATCTTCGGTATTCTTTACTGCAATATACAAAGAAAAATTTAAGTCGTATGGTACTGGATTGTAAAGATACTTAAGTCTTTCAGGCATGTTAGCATCCTGCTTAACATAACCCTTTTTAATAGTTGAAAGTTTTCTTGATGGTGCATAGCTCAAAGATGTCATTTCAAAAGACATGCGTGGTAGTATCTGAGCAACCGGTCTACTTAAAGTAGGGTCTCCATCCACTCTAGCTAACAACTTGTCTTTAGGGGCATACGTGATAGGAACTTTTATTGTGTTGAGCTGGGCTCCATCATCTTTATCAACTCTGTTAATGTAAATATCATTAAACAACGTACCAAATAATACTACGTACTTTCTTAAATGACCGTGATAGAACGTTTGAGCAAACATTAAATTCTACCTTCACTGAAAGGGTCTATCTCACTAAAATCAATAATTCCATCACCTTCTAATTCAAGTTCACTATTATCAGAAATAAATGATTGTTCTTCTAGATCAAATGACTCATTAACAAACTTGTAACCATCTTCATCTACTAAGTAGTAGAAATTAAATTCTTCTGTTAGATAACCATATCCTGTAATGGCAGGACTATAATTAACCTGTATCGAATCAACTTCAGGTATACTTGTATTAAGTATTTCACCACTATACTCATAAACTTCGCAAGTAATATCCCATATCTGCAATGCACCTAGTTGGTAAAATATAGCATCGTTCTTAACATACTTGACCTGAAACACTTTACTATTTAAAGGAAAATATATAAGATCTCCTTCGTTTGGTCTAGGTAACAATTCGTTTGTGCCTATTTCATCAGCAAAAACCCTTCTTGCAACAGAGAATGTTACTTGATCTCTTATTTCTATATTAAATTTAGATAGGAAGCTTCCATCTCCTTCAAACCCATCCACGTTTTTAATATACATCTCAATCATAAATGCTCTATCATATCTAGAAGATGCATCTTCACCGTAGATTTCATCCTTAGATTCAATTGTTCTAGGCATGTAATAAAGATCGTGCCCGTATATTCTTATCGATTCAACGATAAGATTTTCAATTAGCAGCTGTTCTTGTGATGCAGCAAAATTATTAAAGTATACGTTTGTAGGCATATCACCCTATCATATCCATGACCGGTAGCGAATAACTGTTTATCATTTCCATCTCTAATTTTTCTATAGCTGCTTGAGAATCATTTAAAATCTTTTCCCCGTTAAAAGCTACACCACCTGGTAATTGCAAACCAGTAAATTTAGTTAAATTAGTACCCCACTGATATTTAATCTTTTGCGTGGCATACTCTTGTAACCATCTATCACCCCAAGCATCAGTATACGTATCTGGATTAACTATCTCGTATGCTTCTACTAAAAGATAATCTCCAGCCTTCATCTTGCTCCATTCCATGTCGATATACAGCTTGTTACGATGTCTGTTGTATCTAATAGGTTGTTGTCCTACAATTATTTCTTGTATAAGAGCAAGGTGTTGCATTACCATGTAGTAAGGAACCATGGATACGGACGTAAGAGTGTAGAGATCGTTTAGCGCTATTTGATAACGAATGTTAAACAACCCATCGGATGAAGAGACAGGGTCCCCGATAGGAAATATTCTTACAGCACCAATAATATTTTCCGGGAGAATGATGCTATTATCGCCAAGATTAACACTTAAGTTTGCACTACTTCCCGTGGACGTAGAAATAGTAACGTTTGCTGTACTGGAGTAAGAGCTGCCGTATGAAGATAGTACGACATTGGAAATAGTACCGTTAGCGTACGTGACAAGACTAGCCACTGCTCCAGAGCCCTGAGATATTGATAATGTGTCATTGTTTGAATATCCTGTGCCGCCGTTATTGACGGTAATAGTTTTTACTGAAGAAGTGCCTTCATTACCTACGATTTGATACTTGTAGTATATACGCTCTGAACCATCAAAATGATAATCCCAGTAGTATCGAAGCGATTCATCTATACGATCATCAACTTGATCGTCATCAACATTTATTTCAATGACTGGCTTGCCTAACTTTCTAAGGCAATATTCCTTGAAAGTATCTCTTGAATTAGGTACGGCCATAATTTCTCCTAGGTTAAGGATATTTATAAGCCGTAAAAATCCTAATTAAAAAAGAACGTATGCCATAATCCACACGTATCGTCATCGAAACCGAAATATTCTGATATAGAATTTATACACCCTGAATCAAATATAACTAACCTGTTAAAGATATTTCCTACTTTGTCAACAGGTTCGTATAATGTTTTATCAAAAATAGGAGAGCCAGCGAAGGTTGCTCCTATTTCCGGATGAGATGAGTGATGAATACCGGTCTTCTTATGCGCCCATAACGTGATTCCTGTTTCGAAAGGAGCATTAGGGGAAAGAAATATCATACCAGTCCATTTAAAATCACCACATCTATAAACAGCTGGGTCACCTACTTTAGCTAGTTGAAATTTACCGTTATTAGGACTATCATCCCATTGACTTATTTTAACCCCAAGTAAATTTTCGAATCTTTCTTTAATGCCAGGAAATAAGAACTGATTAATCGTAAACTTATCATTATTATAATGTTGGGATAAAGCAAAACTTCTTACTGATATAGGTTCATTATAGAAACCTTCTTCTACAATCAATCTCTTTCTTGACCTGTAGTTAAGCTGCAAATTAAGCTTTATGTGATCGTTGTCACATGCACTACTGGTAAAGTAATCCTTAACTGATTTTGTGTTATTTCCGTCACATTTTAATATGTTAATAATGTTCTGACTAACAAGATCTGGATGAACCCACCAGTCTTCAAAGTTACTAATACCATCCGGTGAAACATTACTAACTAATAGAACATATCCTCTTGATAGCAAGAACGCTCTTGATTTATCTCTATACTTTCTATATACGTCAACATAGTCATCATGCTCATATGTAATGACAGCAAATTTAAATTTATCAAATGGAATTTTAGTCATTATTTCATAAGTGACTGACGAAGGTTCACAATCTAACTGTAGATAGTCAACGCATCCATTTACGGCGATGCTATTTAAAAGTTCAGTATAATTTACGTCTAGAGCATTAGTGCACAGTATCTTATTTTTTCTTTGACTGGAATATTCGTTAACAAACTCTTGTTTATATTCTATCCCTACACCAGTCCATCCAAACTCAGTTTCTAAGAGTGCTGTATTGTTGTTAAGAAACGGAGAAGCACTTCCTATTTCAAGATATGTACCATTTTTCTTTCCATCCAGTGCGCTTAAAATAAAAATATCTTGCATGACTTGTGAATAGTTTTTATTTACAAGTTCATAACCTTTAAACTTGTACCTTAAACTTTCCAGCATTCCAATTTCGAATGGAACTTTAGATTGGGACATAGGCCCTATACCAAGTCTCGATAGATTATCTTGAATTGAATCTAGGTGCTGTTTGTCTATAGTTCGATTATATTCTTTAGCAAGATATTTAAAAATCGATCTTGATTCATGTCCTCTTCCAATCCACCATGCTGCGACTGCTTTCTGAAAAAGAATACCGTAGTCCGTGTAGATAACATTTTCATGCACATTTGATCGTAATGGTTTACAGTAGAAGTTAGCATTATTTAAAGCCAAGCAACAATAGTTGTATGAATCCCTATAATTTTTCTTCCACTCAAAAAATCTTGATAACACATAATAAGCTTCAGGTCTTGTAGGGATTAAATCCATTGCTCTTTTATAGAGACCTTCTACTGTAAGATCTCTATTGCCTTGTTTATTAAAGCAATGGCCTGCCCTTATAAGGCATTCGTAAGCAAGTTCTTTATTATCTGTCCTATCAGCTGTTCTTAAATAGTAGCTAATAGCTGCAGCAGTCTGCCCTAGTTTATCATAGATAATTGCAAGATCATAATTTTTTTCATCATTCTCAGTATCAAAAGCAAATACTGTTAATGCATTTTCAAGTTCATACATTTAAAAACCTCTCAAAAAAATCTCCTGGTACTTTTAAAATGTACGCAGCATTATCTTGATAACCAAACGTTATTACTAAATCTTCTCCGTGTGAGCACATACCGCAAGAAAATTCTATTTTGGCACCGAGCAGCTTAAAAAGATCTGTATACTTAACAACATTCCAATTTTTATCCCAAACAATAAACGAGTGAAAATAATCAGCGTTCTTTCTTCCTGCCTCACTATTATAAAGGTTAACAGAATGAGATATGCAAATATAATAGTCTTTCCATTTAATTACTTGAGATCCTCCTCTGAAATCGTAATCTTTCTGAACATACGTTCCTAAAAAAACCGTTTCAGTAGTTCTAGTAACAGGATCATATCTTACAACCTCTGTAGGGTTACTCCATTTAACAAAATGAAAAGGAATATCCGCGATTGGCATCCAA